TATTGACCACGTTTATGAATGGGGAATAACCGAAGCTGATGCGGTCTATCTAGCAGAGAATGACGTACAGATTGTCGAGGAAGAACTGCTACGTGCGCACCCTTGCGTAGAGCAGCTAGACGCTGTACGTCAGCTTATTGTCATAGACATGGCATTTAATATGGGTGTACCAAGACTATGCAAGTTTAAGAATATGTGGGCAGCTATCCATGCAGAGGACTACCCAACTGCAGCAAAAGAGATGCTAGACAGTAGGTGGGCAACTCAAGTAAAAGGCAGAGCCACTAAGTTAGCTAACGCTATGCACAACGGAGAATTTTAGATGAAGGAATTAAAATGTGGCGGCAGAACGTATGAAGTAAATGATGACGCATATTGTAAAAATGGCAAGGTTGCTAACGCTTCCTCAAAAAAACTTATGACTACACCTGCTAACTCTAATAAAAAGGGCAGTATATTAAAAACTATTAATTGGGGTACAGGGAAAAATAATACACAATCACCCGGTTTTTTAGATATGGCAGTATCTTATGTGCAAAACAAAGCAAAGCAACTAACTAAATGACACGACAACTCACCGAAAAGCAACAGGCACTACTTAACGTACTCTTTGAAGAAGCTGGCGGTGATTTAGTGCAAGCAAAAAAGATGGCAGGATATGCTGACACTTCTAGTACTTCAGAAATTGTTAAAGGTCTTAAAGAAGAGATACTTGAGGCTACTCAAATGTACATGGCACGTAATGCGCCGAAAGCAGCGATGGCGATGGTAGGTGGGTTATATGACCCAACTGAACTAGGTATACGTGATAAGATGGCTGCAGCTAAAGAACTACTTGACCGCACAGGTTTGGTTAAGACTGAGAAGATGCACGTAGAAGCATCAGGGGGTGTCATGCTTATGCCACCTAAAGCTATTGTAGAGGATGATGAGTAATGACTGAGGATATTACAGAAACTGAAGGATATAAAAGAGGTTTTCAGGCTGCTTTACTAGAACTACGAGAACGTGAAAAAGCAAAGGAAGAAGAAACTAGGGCTAAAGCAGAAGCGTATATGTTAAGTCGCGCAAAAAAAGAAATGGAAGCTAGAGAAAAGCTGGCTCAAGAAAAACGCAAAGGCGCAAAGGACTTACGCAAAGGTGGAATGGTTATATCTACAGTAGACAATCGTAAAACAAAATGACTAGAAGCATAGGCAAGTGGAAACTCCCACAGCCAACAGATATTAAAGAACAGAACGAGTGGGTAGCTATACCACGTATTGCACGTACAGTACCATTCGGATATAAACAGGATGAAGCAGACCCCGACCTACTGCAACCTATACAGATTGAATTAGATTTACTTGAAAAAGCAAGAAGCCACGTAAATCAATACAGTTATCGTGAAGTAGCTAACTGGCTTAGTACACAGACAGACCGCTACATATCCCATGTAGGGTTAAGGAAAAGGTTAGCGAATGAACGAAGACGTAAGAACCAAGCTACGAGCATCCGCAAGTGGGCAGAATATGCGGAAAAGGCAATCGCCAAAGCGAAAGCCCTTGAAGAAGAAAGAACAGGTTCAAGAGCCAACGGTTGAGATACAACCAATAGAATACGAAACACAGGCTATAGAAGAGACAGCTAATGTACTCTTTAAGCCTAATCCCGGCCCACAGACAGATTTCTTGGCTGCAGCGGAACGAGAGGTGTTATATGGTGGAAGTGCTGGCGGTGGTAAATCCTACGCTATGTTATCTGACCCATTACGCTACATGGGGCATCCCGCATTTAGTGGGTTGCTTTTGCGACATACAACTGAAGAGTTAAGAGAACTCGTATTCAAGTCGCAGGAGTTATACCCAAAAATCTGGCCCGGTATCAAGTGGTCAGAAAGAAAGATGCAGTGGACTGCGCCATCTGGTGCAAGGTTGTGGATGTCTTATCTTGATAGGGATGATGATGTCTTGCGTTATCAGGGTCTAGCGTTTAGCTGGATAGGGTTTGACGAGTTAACACAATGGTCCACACCCTACGCATGGAATTATATGCGGTCTCGTCTAAGGTCCACTGCAGCAGATTTGCCAATTTATATGAGGGCTACGACTAACCCCGGCGGTAGAGGTCATCATTGGGTTAAGAAGATGTTTATTGACCCCGCCCCTTATAATAGAGCCTACGATGCAACCGATATTGAAACAGGAGAAGTTCTTAGATACCCAGCAGGACACGCAAAGGCTGGAAGACCTTTATACAAAAGACGATTTATACCCGCAAGACTTTCTGATAATCCATACCTTGCGGAATCAGGTGATTACGAAGCCATGCTACTCTCCATGCCAGAGCAGCAACGAAGACAACTCCTTGACGGAGACTGGGATATTAAAGAAGGTGCGGCTTTTACGGAATTTGACCGTAACATTCATGTCGTTGAGCCTTTTGATATTCCTAGTAACTGGGTTAAGTTTAGGGCTTGCGATTACGGTTACGGTAGCAAGTCTGGTGTTATCTGGTTCGCTGTTGCACCTAATGAACAGCTTGTTGTATATAGAGAATTGTACGTTAGCAAAGTCCTTGCCACAGATTTGGCAGATATGATATTGGATGTAGAGGCTGGCGATGGAAATATTAAGTATGGCGTTCTGGACAGTTCTCTTTGGCACAAGCGGGGTGATACTGGTCCTTCTCTTGCTGAACAAATGATTATGCGAGGTTGTCGGTGGAGACCGTCAGACAGAAGTAAGGGTAGTCGTATATCAGGAAAGAATGAAATACATAGGCGTTTACAGGTAGATGAATTTACAGAGGAGCCAAGACTTGTTTTCTTTAATTCTTGCACAAATACCATCTCACAGTTACCCGCCATACCGTTGGACAAGAAAAACCCGGAAGACGTGGATACACATGCTGAAGACCACTTGTATGATGCGTTGAGATATGGTATAATGAGCAGACCAAGATTTAGTGTATTTGATTACGACCCAATGGGAAGACCATCTACAAGTATGCCAGTAGCTGACGCAACATTTGGGTATTAAGGATATAGTATGAGTGACGATGAAATAATGATTGAAGACGATGCAATTGCATTGGAAGATACAGACGATACTATAATAGAAGATGCTGACGTATCCTCTATCATTCCTTTTATTATTGACAGATACAAACGAGCAGAAGATTATCGTGACCAAGACGAAACTCGTTGGTTACGTGCTTATCGTAATTATCGCGGATTGTATAGTAATGACGTACAGTTTACTGAAGCAGAAAAGTCTCGCGTATTTATTAAAGTAACTAAAACTAAAACACTGGCAGCTTACGGTCAGATTACTGATGTATTGTTTGCTAATAATAAGTTTCCTTTATCTATTGACCCTACAGGATTACCTGAAGGTGTGGTAGAGGATGTACACTTTGACCCTAATGAACCAGAGCAAATGCAGACTGACCAGAATGTTAGTCCTTATGGTTTTGCAGGTGATGGGAATGATTTAGAACCGGGTGCTACTGCTGTTAGCTTAACTGAGAAGTTAGGTGTAATGCAGAATAAACTTGAGCCAGTACAAGATAAACTAAAAGAAGGTCCGGGTAAAACACCTACCGCTATTGCATTTAGTCCAGCTATGATTGCAGCTAAGAAGATGCAAAAGAAAATACACGACCAACTAGATGAATCAGGTGCAGGTAAACATTTACGTAATGCTGCATTTGAAATGGCGTTGTTTGGTACTGGCGTAATGAAGGGTCCATTTGCTGTAGATAAAGAGTATGCTAATTGGGATGATGAAGGTAACTATGACCCGCTGTTTAAAACCGTACCGCAAGTATCTCATGTATCAGTTTGGAATTTTTATCCTGACCCTGATGCGAATAACATGGACGAAGCGCAGTTTGTAATTGAACGACACAAGATGTCTCGCACACAATTGCGTAGTCTAAAGAAACGCCCATACTTCCGTCCTCAAGTTATTGACGCTGCTATTGAGCAAGGCGAGAACTATGATAAGAAGTATTGGGAAGATGACTTATCTGACTATGCACCAGAGACTAGCATTGAACGCTATGAAGTTCTTGAGTATTGGGGTATGGTTGATATTGAAATGCTTGAAGATCAAGACATTGAAATACCCAAAGAACTAAAAGATTTTGATGAACTACAAGCTAACGTATGGATATGTAACGGTATGCTATTGCGTATGGTGCTTAATCCGTTTAAGCCAGCTAAGATACCCTACCATGCTGCACCCTATGAATTAAATCCATACTCATTTTTTGGTGTAGGCATTGCTGAGAATATGGATGATACGCAAACTTTGATGAATGGTTTTATGCGTATGGCTGTAGATAATGCTGTACTGTCGGGCAACTTGGTTGTAGAAGTAGATGAAACCAATCTAGTGCCGGGTCAAGACTTATCACTATATCCGGGCAAAGTATTTCGTAGGCAGGGTGGCGCACCGGGGCAAGCTATTTTTGGTACTAAGTTCCCTAATGTGTCACAAGAAAACATGATGCTGTTTGACAAGGCACGTGTATTGGCAGATGAAAGTACTGGCTTCCCATCCTTTGCTCATGGACAAACAGGAGTACAGGGTGTAGGCCGTACAGCTTCTGGTATCTCTATGCTTATGGGTGCAGCGCAGGGTAGCACTAAAACAGTTATTAAGAATGTAGATGACTACCTATTACGTCCACTAGGCGAAGGACTATTTCGTTTTAATATGCAGTTTGACTTTGACCCTGAGATTAAGGGTGATTTAGAAGTTAAGGCACGTGGGACAGAGAGCCTGATGGCTACAGAGGTACGTAGTCAAAGATTGATGCAATTCTTGCAAGTAGCAAGCAGCCCAGCGTTAGCACCATTTGCGAAGTTCCAATATATTATTCGTGAGATAGCTAACTCAATGGGACTAGACCCTGACAAAGTAACCAACAATATGGACGAAGCCGCACTGCAAGCTGAGATTATGAAACAGTTTCAAGCACCAGCCCCAGTACCGGGTCAGGAAGGTGCAGCACCAGCAGGTGTAAACCCAATGGACCCAACAGGTGCAGGTGGTGGCAATATAGGTATGGGACAGGCTCCTGTACCGGGTGAACAGGGATTTAGTGGAAATGGACAAGGACAACAACAGGGAACTCCTCAACAAGCTGAAGCCGCTGGTGGGCAACAACCGCCAATGGGACCACTTCAGTAAGTATTTAGATAACATGGTAGACCAGCATCATAAGGTGCTAGAACAATCTGAGAATATGGTAACGGTACATAAAGCACAGGGTGCTATAGATGTACTGCGTAGGATTAAACGATTACGCGAGGACGTAGCTAACGCTGAAGGATAAAACTATGAACAACATGGCAAAACAAATGGAACTCTTTGATGAGGGCGGTCTTATGGATGAGGGAGGTACAATAGACCCCGTATCTGGTAATGATGTACCTGTAGGTTCTACACAAGAGGAAGTTCGTGATGATATTCCTGCACAATTAAGTGAAGGTGAATTTGTATTTCCTGCAGATGTAGTTCGTTTTATCGGTCTTGAGAAGTTGATGATGATACGTCAACGTGCAAAGGCTGGCTTGCAGCGTATGGATGATATGGGTCAGATGGGCAATAGTGAAGAAGCTGTTATGCCAGATGATTTACCTTTTTCTATTGAAGACCTCGACATGGAAGATGATGGGTTAGAGATGGCACAGGGCGGCGTAGTTCATATGGCTAATGGTGGTACTTACAATGTTCCTGATCCTAATGCTGGTATATATTATAATCCTGCTTCTCAACCAACTACCGGTGTAGCTGCTGCTCCTACGCAAGCTGCTTCTTCTAATATTGCTAGGTCTATACCCATGAGACAACAGTCAACGTCTACAGGACAGCCCGTTATGTTTGAGGATTATGAACTACCTCAAGCACCTGTACCAGTAATGCCACAACGAGATGATCTGCCACCCTTCTTAGGTGGTGTAGTACCCGGAGTTGGCGGCGGCGTAGACTTTACAGAAGAAGTATATGTAAATGATGCTGGTCAAACTATTACGTTTAGGCGTTATAAAGATGGCAGCTTAAAAGATGCGCAAGGGAATACGGCTGTTATACCTGAAGGATATATAATTAAGTCTGAAGCCGATAAAAAAGTTACCACTGGCCCAACAAAGGTTAAAACGGCTACTGTGCAGGATGAGGGTAATGATACGTTTGAAGAAGATCAAGCTAAAATGAAGCAGGATCAAGCAAGAGTAGACGCAGCAAAAGCATTAGGCTACACAAATTTTGCAGGGTTTGCTCAAGGTTTAGGGTCTGCTTTTGGATTCAGTAATTTACCAAAGGGTACGGTAACGGGTATAGGTTATATAGCCGATGGTGTGGGTAATATTATAGACCCTACATCGGGTCTTATGTATCCTGAAGGTTTGTTAGATGGCATTAAAGATATTAGTAACAAAGTTTATGATACTTTAAGACACGGTACATTTGATAAAGGAACACGAGACATAATTGCAAAAGGTGTCGGAGCAAGTGATAAAGATTATCAAACTTCATTTTTAAAAGAAGTCAGACAAAAAATGGCAGGGAAAGAAATAAAAGATAAATTTAAAGACATCAGAGATGACATCAAAGATGGTAAGTTTACTAGCGATTTTGCAACATCTAAAGAGTTTGAAAAGTATGTCAATGATGTAGAAACGGCAATGAAAGAGGAAGTTAAAAATCAGAATATTGATTTTCAAACAGGTCGGGTAATTAATCCGTTTGAAGGTAGTGGTGGAAGAAATAGAGGCGTTCCACGTGATGCAACGATAGGTGTTGGTATGAATGAAGGTCAAACTTCTACACCTGCACCAACAGAAGACGGTCCAATTGGATATGAACCCGGTGGTGACTATAATCCCGGCGGTGGAGAAAATGAAAGTACTAGTAGCAGCGGCAGTTTTTCAGATAGCACGGGAGTAAGTGTTTCAGACGAAGGTATGGAAACCGGCGGCAATTGGGGCGGCGATTACAAAGGTGCATTTGTAGGCAAGACATACAAGAAAAACAAACTTGCCAAACAAATGAAGCGGAGTGGATTAGCTTCTAAAAAATAATCTACAATCAGTTGGCTACTCACTCCCCACACCCGACAGTGTGGCTACGGTGGCCCCAACAAAGGAATAGACAATGAACGAAACACTATTAGCAGAAGACATGAAGAGTACGCCTAAAACGGCATTTGTAAATAAACCATACACCCAAGAAGAACGTGTTAAGCGTGACGAAGAAGAACTAGAACAGCTAATGAAAGAACAAAAAGGTGAGGCAGAAGCTGAACCCGAAGAGGCTGAACCTACTAGCGCAGAAGAAAAAA